AAGAAAAGATTGTAACAGTTGATTCAGCCGCTATGGTTGCTTTGATTGATAGTTATAACGAAACGATCATTGCTAAAAATGGTATTGAGATTGAGAAGCGAGACAATAAAGTATCTATTGAAAAGTTGTTCGCTAAGATCAAGACAATGACAGGCGAACTTGAAGAGACAAATAATAAGATCTCTTTATATGAGGATAATAAGGAAGCAATCCAAAACATTGAAAATCTTATTTCTTCCCGAGAAGAAACCCGGAAAAAGATAAAGAAGACAGAAAACGAAATCTCAGATTTCGAGGGAACTTTAAGCACTCACAATAGAACGATTGGTTCTTTGGAGCAAAAGGTAGAAGACCTCCTAGAAAAGAAGCAAGATCTTATAGATATCCGCGCAGAGTTCGCAGCATATGATTTATTTATGCGTTGTATGCACTCAAATGGTATTGCATATGATATTATTAAAAGGCGCCTGCCTGTGATTAACGAAGAGATAGCAAAGACTATTTCTAATATTGTTGACTTTGAAGTATTCTTTCAAGAGGATGGAAACAAACTAGATGTTCTTATTAAGCACCCTAACTACGAAGCCCGACCAATTGAGATGGGATCAGGCGCTGAGAAAACGCTTGCTTCAATGGGCATTCGTTTGGCTCTATTATCAGTGTCTTCGCTACCAAAAGGTAATATTTTTATTCTAGATGAGCCTGGGACAGCATTGGATGCCGAAAATATGGAAGGCTTTGTACGAATGTTGGACTTAGTTAAGACTTACTTTAAGACAGTTATTCTTATTTCTCACTTGGACTCTCTAAAAGATATTGTTGATATGGAGATTACAATAGATAAGAAAGATGGATACGCCTTAATAAGCCAATAAAGAAGGAAGGAAAGGAACTAAAAATCTTTTCCTTCCCATTTATACACTTGTTTAAAGTATTGGTCCATAACCTTTTCTTTTTGCTCATCAGGAGAGGTATACCATACCCAAACAAATAACTGACCGATCCGAGAGATACGACCCATTGTAAGTTTAACGTCTTCTTCGATCCAATCTATATGTTTATCGTCAATATCCCCAGGTGATATTCCAAGGTCGATCGCGATAGAATAAATCATATACCAGTTCTCTCGTTCGTATGCTTCCTTTGCTTTCATAAATATTTGTTCTTTTCTCTCTACTTCTCTTTGAGAGAACCCGGAAGCAACTAACTTATCTGGATGTGTTTCATTAGCAATCTTACGATAAAGTTTTTTGATTACACCTGACTTATCATCGTCAGGCGTATCTACCTCGTCTGGATTAAGATAAAACTCTTCGCCAGTTTCACCATCCATAAAGATTTCTTTATTCTTAACAATGCCCGTTTGCTCTTCTACGGTTTCGGCATCTATTCTTTTCTGTCTTTCTTTCTCTGCTTGTTCTAGAAGTTGCTTTGCTCTTTCATCGTTTAAAGTATTTAAGTGACGTTTCCAATACTTTCTTTCGCGACGAGACATATTATTCACTCTATCCAGAAATGCTTCATTGAAGTCTATTTTAGCTTCAAATACTAACTCTTCGTGATACTCTAAATCAGCATGTACAAACTCTGCTTTCTTTAACATTTTCTTAAATTTAAGTTGGATACGTTTAGACATAATGATGTTAGGACCTATTTATATATGGAGATGAGACATGACTGAAAAAGTAAGACACATATTAGATAGGGGACTGGACAAGCTAGTGTCCAGAAAGTTATTAGCCTGGGCAACCGCGACAGGACTATTAATGTTCTCAGATCTACAATCAGCAGATTGGGTTATTATCACAACTGTATATATTGGTGGTCAAACTGTTATTGACGCCGTAACGAAACTTAAAGGTTATGGCGACAGATAAAATAATACTTCTCTCCAAGAAAGCGTGGGTGCTAGCCAAAAGGTTTTGGTGGGCAATCGTACTTTTAGTTCTTGTTCTCTGTGCTGGGCTTGTCAGCATTGCTATGAGAAACGGAGCACTCTTTAAAAGAGCAATGGATTTGTTTGATGCTAAAAGAGACCAGCACGATCAAGAAATGGAAACACTTTCTCATATTCATAACACAGAAGTTGTTGAGAAGAACCTTCGTTTAGAGGGTCATCTAAAAGAAAAAGAGAACTTGAAAAAAGCTTTTGAGGAAGACACTGACCGCTTAGACAAAGCAAAAGAAGCCAAACTTAAAAAACTAGTAGATGAAGGCTATAATGATCCAGAGAAGTTGGCTAAACAAATAGCCGACACTTTTGGATTAGAAGATGGCTAAAAAAATACTGTTCCTTTGTTTATTCTTTTCGTTAATATTCCCGAGCACAGCGATTGCCGAAGAAAACATAGTCACATCTGTTAAGAAAGGCGATACGATTCCTTTTGATGGTATTCTATTATCTTTGGATGCGGCAGCAAAAGTATTAAACGATAAGAGATTCTCAGACACCGAATACGATTTGCGTCTGGAATACGAACTAAATCTCCAGAAAGAAAACTATGAACTTCAACTTGACTTTAAAGAGATCGAGATTACATCTTGGAAAGACAAGTATGAATCAATGATGATTCTTAAGACAGCAGAGAACGATCGTCTAACAGATTTGATTATGAAGCAGAAGCCAAGCCAGGGGCCACTTTTCGTTGCGTTAGGATTTGGTATTGGAACTCTTACATCGTTGGGCATCTTTGCTTTATCTACGGAGATTGTAAAATAATGAGCGTTAAACAAGATTACATAGCAAAACTAGAAAAAGCCATAACACAGAAATATGGCGAAGAAGCTGCTCACAATCCAAAGCGTTTTTGGGACAAGAAAAAAGAAAAAGAGTATATTGAGCAATCACAAGCAGAGCAACAAAAGTTCGCGAAGAATGCTGAATCCCAAGACAAAGTAGAACAAGACGGATTTTTGATAAACAAAAAACTACTTAATAGAGATCATAATAGGACTTGTCCTGTTTGTCGCAGATATTCTTTTCATACAAGAGATGATTTGTATATGAATAAGTTTGAAGCTTGCTTTGGATGTTATGTTCAATACATTGAAGGCGGAAGAGAAGAAAGATGGGCAAGCGGGTGGAGACCCAAAGAGGAACAATAAGATGGCATCAGTATACGACATTGTAAAAGGAATCAGCCAAGCAGCTGCAAACGCTTATGACGGAGCACACGATGCTTCTTTACAGGCTGACGATAAAGCACGAGAAGTTGGCCTTAAAAGAGAAGATGGCCATTACATTCACGACCGCCGAGTAATGGATGGTTTTGGTGTTAAGTTTCACGGTCCTATTCTTCGCGTCACATATCAAGCGGAGACAAGAATTAAAGAAGTCCAAGACAATGGCTTTGAAGGTGAGATTGAGCAGCGTCTACAAGACATTGCTAGTTTCCTAAAGAAAGAATACAAAGCCGTCACGGGTGATACACTAGCCTTAACAAAGGAAGGTGAGCCACATATTTTAGTGCAGCGTATTTCAAACTACCGCACCGACGTACAGGCTCATTGTGATTATCGCATCGGCGGTTTAACTGATGTGGGTGAGGTTAACAGCGGCTCTGACAAAGAGCGCGCCGACAAAGCAATCAAAGATTTTCTTGCTCTAGGGAGAGACAAAGCCAAAAAGCCTTCAAATGTGAAGATCTAATATGGCTGCGCTTACAAAGCAGGAAATCTTAAAAGAAGTTGTTAAAGCCGGTAAAGACCCGGTTTACTTTACGACAAACTATTGTAGGATTTCTCACCCGCAGAAAGGCTTGATTCCTTTCAAAGCATTCGATTATCAGCAAGAGTTATTAAAAGACTTCCGCGATTATCGTTTCAATATTATTCTAAAAGCCCGTCAGTTGGGCATTTCTACTATTAGTGCTGCGTATGTAGCATGGCTAATGTTGTTTCATAAAGACAAGAATATTCTTGTTGTCGCGACAAAACTACAAACAGCAACAAACTTAGTTAAAAAAGTAAAAGCGATTATTAAGAATCTGCCGAAGTGGATGCAGATCTCCGACATTATCGTAGACAACAGAACATCGTTCGAACTCTCTAATGGCTCACAGATTAAAGGTTCTTCAACATCTGGTGATGCTGGTCGTTCAGAGGCGTTGTCGCTTCTAATCATTGATGAGGCCGCTCACGTTGAGAAACTAGAAGAGTTGTGGACAGCACTATACCCCACACTATCTACTGGTGGTCGTTGCATTGCTCTTTCTACTCCAAACGGTGTAGGCAACTGGTTCCATCAAAACTGCGCAGAGGCAGAGGCAGGCGTTAATGACTTCCATATGACGACGCTTATGTGGGATGTTCACCCTAACCGGGATCAGAAATGGTTTGAAAAAGAAACCAGAAATATGTCCAAGCGTCAGATCGCGCAGGAGTTACAGTGTAACTTCAACGTTTCTGGTGAGACTGTTATTCACCCCGATGACTTACAATGGTATTTGGATAAAGTTACAGCACCGGAGTATCGCACCGGATTTGATAGAAACTATTGGATCTGGGAGAAATACAATCCAGAGAACCATTATTTGATTGTTGCTGATGTTGCTCGGGGAGATGGTAAAGATAATAGTGCTTTCCATATAATAGAACTCGCAACTCTTAAACAAGTCGCAGAATATGTCGGCAAATCAACACCAGATGATTTTGCTGATATTCTTTATAATGTAGCAGCCGAATACGGCAACCCTATGTTAGTGATTGAAAATAATAATATTGGCTTTGCTGTCCTTAAAAAGTTGATTGATAAGGAGTATCCTAATCTCTATTACGCAACAAAGAGTGACCATCGATATGTGGACCCGCTAACAGCACAATGGCAATCAAATGTGATACCCGGGTTTACAACTTCTTCGAAGACAAGACCTCTAATAGTTGCGAAAATGGAAGAGTTTATGAGAAATAAACTAATTACGATCAACTCAAATCGCTTGCTTACTGAAATGAAGACATTTATTTGGCATCACGGAAGACCCCAAGCAATGAGAAGTTACAATGATGATTTAGTAATGTCGTTTGCTATTGGGTGCTGGGTAAGAGATACAGTGATTGTAGAAAGTCAAAAGAACGTAGAGTACAGCAAGTCTTTCTTATCCGCGATTAGCACAGCAAAAACAACTATTTCTACAACGATTCCAGGGATGCAGGGCCACAAGGTGACGAAAGAGACAGAACGCGCCAAACAGGCTATGGAGCAAAACTACCAATATATTGGGTTACTAAAAGGTTAGAATAGAAGATGGCTAAGAACAAGAACAATACAAGGAATCCAGCGTCACCGCTATTCAAGCGATTGACTAGGATGCTATCTGGTCCGATCGTTAACTACCGCACACAAGTTGCGCGCCAAGAAAAGAGAGCAGATCTAGATAAATATCGTTATCGTTTCCGTTCAATGTCCGGACAGGAGTTTAAAAGACACGACTCCAATATGTCCCAGAACTATAACCTTTTCACATCAGCAGCATTTAGAAACCAAAACAGAGCAGAACGATACACAGACTTTGAGCAAATGGAATACATGCCAGAGATTGCTACTGCTTTGGATATATATGCTGATGAGATGACTACATCAAATGAGTATGATCGTCTATTAAACATTGATTGTCTTAATCACGAGATCAAGACTATTCTTGAATCTCTTTTCTACGATGTGCTTAACATTGAGTTCAACTGTTTTGGTTGGGCACGATCAATGTGTAAGTATGGTGACTTCTTTCTTTATATGGATATTGATGAGAAGACAGGCATCACTTCTGTTATTGGTATGCCCAATAATGAAGTAGAACGTTTAGAGGGTATGGACGAGTCAAACCCCAACTATGTCCAGTATCAGTGGAATGGTGCGGGAATGACCTTTGAGAACTGGCAGGTTGCTCACTTCCGCATTCTTGGAAACGATAGATACAACCCATACGGCACATCTGTTTTGGATCCGGCACGGCGCATTTGGCGCCAACTAACACTTCTAGAAGATGCGATGATTGCTTATCGTGTTGTTCGTGCCCCTGAGCGCCGAGTATTCAAGATTGATGTTGGCAACATTCCGCCACAAGACATTCCACAGTATATGGAAAAGGTTAAGTCGGAAATGAAGCGGAACTCTCTTGTTAATGCTAACACAGGAAGAGTAGATCTACGTTACAACCCACTATCACTTGAAGAAGATTACTTTATCCCAATGCGTGGTGGTGTTGGATCGGATATCATATCGCTCCCTGGCGCCAAGTCTTTGGACGATATTGAGGATGTTAAGTATCTTCGCGACAAGTTATTCGCAGCAATCAAGATCCCACAGTCTTATCTAACCAACCTTGAAGGCGGGACAGAAGATAAGACTACCTTAGCACAGAAGGATATTCGTTTCGCAAGAACAATCCATAGGCTTCAAAGATCTCTTGTCTCAGAGTTA